TGCTGCGGATTTCCGTCTCTATCATGGCGTTGTAATTCTCAATGTCGTCCTCGCCACTGTTGAATCCTGCCGCGCTTATGCCGAACAGCTTTGTAAGTGGCATACGCAGGTCGGCTGCTATCTGCATTCGTATCTGCTGCATTATCTCCGCTATGCCCTGGAAGTTCAGCTGCCTTGTTATGATGTCGTCCTTGGTATCCATTGACACCGCCTCATGGTAGTTCTTGCTTATGTTCGCCAGACGAACCCTTTCAAGAATCCTGCTTGTTCCCTGTGGGGACATGAGGGAGGAGTTGTACCCATCTATCTTGAAATAGTCCACCTTGAACTCGTCAAGAACCTCAAATGACAGGTCAACGCTTTTTAGATACTGGTTGTAGGACCGCACAACCGTTTCCAGCACGGACGATCCCCAGCCCCTGAGCTGTGGCCTGATAAGGCTTGGCAGCCTCTTGCCCTCAAAGCGTATGACCCTGGAATTGTGTATCTGATGCCCATAATGGTTGTAAAATTCCGGCCTGTAATCCACTCCCGGAGCTTCCGAAAGCCTGTCATTCTCGTTCCTTGGCGCTGATCCGCAGTAAAGTTCCCACATATCGCAAGGTTTGAACGTTATGTTCCGGCCTTTGGCATCGGCTATGTCAAATGGTGTTTCCGGCTTGCCGCCGTCAAGTATTATAAGCCCTGCACCGCCGAAAAGCCGCATCCACTTCATAGCCTGTGTGAATGCTGTCAGAATACCGTGCCGCTGCAATCCGTATTCCACGCCAGCGGCATCGTCTTCGTCAATTGCCGGACTGCTTATCTCTATGCCGCCACGGAAGGCATCATCCACCGGCAGGTCAACCAGTGTCTGAACTATGCCATGCTCCGCATAGGTCTGCGATAGCAGCTGTCTGAGATTGCTTACAAGATACCAGCGGTTGTTTTTGACGAACGTGTCCGCCTGGCTTGCCTGTGATGTACCCGGAACGCCGCCAATACCTGATATTCCGCCCATGGCGGACAAAGCCGCCGTGAGTGAGTTCGCAAAGGCCGCCGTCTCCCGCTGTTCCGCGTTTCGTGCCGACTTGCCCTGTTTTTCTGCCGTGCCTGCTGTCTTTTTCTTTCTTCCTGCCATTTTCCTGCCTCTCAAAAACAAATATTCCTACAAAGCGTCCAGAATGCTGGCCTCCCTGGAATAGGTGAACTTCGCTGCATCCGTAAGCACGTCCACGAAGTCATCATGCGCCCCGTCCGGGAACGCCAGCAGCTCCCGCCTAAGTTCCTCAAAAACAAAATCGTTTATATCAGGTGAGACTATGACCGGGAACGTGTTAAGGCTTGGGATTATGATGTTTGCCCTTGCCACCTTGTCAAAACGTCTGTCCCGGAAGAACTCGTCAATCTCGCTCCTGCTACGCATGGGAACGCCATATTCCGGCATTTTCTGGTTCAGATATATCCCATGCCCCTTTGGCTCTATCAATGCCCCTATGAATGACTGCCGGGAATGTTTCCGTATGAAAGGCACGATGTAATCCTCGCACCTCGCCGCGTCTATCCTGTCCCGGATTATGTCAAGCAGATAAAGCCTTTTCTCATTGTCGCCAAAATGCCTTACGCCCCAGTGTCCTGCGACCGTGTAGTCGCTTGTCTCCTTGGAAGTGCTTGCCGTGTCGCACGTTATGAAAGTGTAATCGTAGTAATCCGGCATTGGCCCCCTTGTGAACATCTCCGACTTGAAAAGGTTGCCACCCTTCGCAACCGGCTCCTGCATGTACTGGGCTGCGAACATATAAGGGCTGTCCTTCTGCATTTTCCGCAGCACCGCCGTTGGGAAACGCTCCGGCCATATAGATTCACCGTCCGCCCCTATCGCTGGGAACTCCAGAAACTCGTAATCCTCCGGGAATCTGCCCTTTATCCAGCCGATAAGGTCATCAATGGCAAGACGCTGCATTATGATTATGAAAGGCGTATTGCGGTTGTTCCTGCGTGTGGAGAGCGTCTCCTCAAAATAGGCGACGCACTGCCTTTTTGCAGTGTCGGAATGTCCGTCATCCGCTTTGAGTGGGTCGTCTATAACTACCGCCCCGCCATATCCATCCTCCAGAGTTCCAGCACCAAAGCCGGTTATGCTGCTGCCCATGCTGGTGGCCCTCATCTCTCCGCCGTTCTCTATCTTCCAGAGGCTCTTGTTATGGCTGTCCTGCCTTATCCTTATGCCGAAAAGCGTGAAGTAAAGCTGGCTTTGCACTATGTCCTTTATCTCGCCGGAAAACTTGCGTACAAGGTCGTCGGAATAGCTTGTATATATGTTGTTGCACTTGGGGTTTACCGCCCATGCCCATGCAAGGAAGTACTTCGTAAGGGCGGACTTGCCCCACCGCACTGGTATGTTTATAACTATGTTCCGCTGCCTGTTGAATACCACATCCTCCAGTGCGTTTATTATGGCGACATGGAACGGCTTGAATATGAACTTCCTCCTTGTCGTCTGCCAGTGGAACACGGATATGAAGCGTTTTAGGGACGATGCGAGCAATGCCTGACCCTGTGCCGGGCTGCGCATCAGCTCCGCCACCATGCCGTCCATTGACGCGGCCTCTTGCCTTAGCCGCTCTGCCTCATCTTCCGTCGTTTCCGCCATAATGCTACACTGTCAGAGAGCGTCAAGCTCCCTCTTTATCTCCCTAAGCCGTTCCGGGCTTATTGGCCTTTGGGGGCTGCTCCTTACGCTGGCCTCCACCTTTTCCGCTGGCTTCTCCCCTATCGTGTCCCTTATGGCAAGGAAGGCACGAACGTCGCCTCTTAGGGCGGCATTTATCAGGGCAAGGACAATCTCCTCCTGCGTGGTTTTTTCCGTGCCATCCTCTGTCATTATCTTTGTCAAAAGCATGGCCTTCAGATCCTCACGCAAGGCCTTGCGGCGCCGTCTTGCAATGCCGCTTGCCTTTCCGGCCTTTTTGCGGATTTCTCTTTGTTCGCTCTTAGCTCGTTTGTTCAGGGGAACAAGATTTCCTTCGTTTGCCATGTCGTTTTTCCTGCCTCAAATCAGGGGCGCGGGAGTGCCATAACCTTTTTTCCCTCTATCAGAGTTCAGCCAAAACTCTTTTTGGAATAATATGAAAACATTTCCTAGTCAGTAGGAAATATCATTTGCTCCCGCGCCTTAAATTCTTAGACAATGCCTCCTTTATCTCTGGTTGTCCTGTTTTTCTCCTGTTTTGAAAATTGCGTGATTATTGTGTTTCTGATGACACTTTCAAACTCGCAGGCTTCTTTTTGTGCATGGTCCAGCAGGCCGTGTAGCATTCGTATGCTCCCCAGCTCTTTGAGTGCCTTACTGTATTCAGAATTTGCCCTATGTCCCATTACGCGCTGTTCCTTTGCCGCAGGGACAAATGAAAAAAGCCCATAGCGGCAGCATTCCATCTTATGCTTCGCTAGGGCTTTTATGGAGTCGTTATATATTATAAACCAAAACCGCAATAATTTCAAGCACACACAGGCATAAAATTACGCAGCCCCGGAACGGAAATCCCAGGGCTTTGTTCTTGTTTCTGACTTCAAGGAGAAACTATATTGACATTATAGCAATTTTTAAGGGCGGTGCAAGTTAAACATTGCTATATATTGAGATTAATTATTATTTTTATACAATATATTGGAAATTATCTAAATTTCTGCAAATTACACGCAAGTTAAAGGGACATCGGATTTTTTGTGGCTGATGCCTTTTTTAAGGGCAAAACCAAATCCCCCCGGCCACAAAACCAAAGGCCAGGGGGCGGAGAGACTTAACTTATGAAACAAATGACCCAATACTAAGATTATAGCACAAAAACACGCAAAACAGCCCTTATGTTAGGTTTTATTAGGTTTCTGCTGGCTCATTTGCGGCCTTTTGCCTGTATGGTATACCCTGCGGGATAGCCGCTGCCATGGCTTGCATGCGGCGTTGCATGCACGGTATCCGCAGTGTGTTCCGCCACGCTGTGAATGTGTTTTTCTGCGGCTTTCCTTTTCGCAGGAACGGAAAAACCTATTTTTATGCCAAGGGCTTCGGTTATTTTCAGGACAGTCGCAAAACTGGGATTATTGCTGGGATTGAGTGTGCTGTAAAGGTTTGTCCTGCCTATGCCGGTCTGTCTTGAAAATGCGGCTACGTTGTTTGCCATAAGCAGTTTTTTCAGCCCAAGGAGAAAAACCCCTATTTCATGTGTATTGTTAAACTCTTTGACAATACCTTTCATATACTGATCATAAAAAGAGGAATCTTCTTTTAACATCCTTGCGACCATCGTATCATAGTCTTCATCGCATATCTTGCAGTCTTCCAGGGTAAGACCCAGTTCCTCCAGTTCTTCAAGGTCATTCTTTTTTTTCATAATTATTCCTCCAGCATTCGTTTTATTCTCTTTGCTATCTTTATGTCATCTTTCTGGCTTTTCTTGTCTCCGCCGCAAATCAGCAGTAGCAC